TCGTTAATGTAGTCTTCGTTAACGACATTTTCATAATAACGGTCTGTATTGTCGGTAGTCTTTTCGGCCTCGGTGCTCTTTCCATATTTAAAGGAAAAGTCTTTTAACAAGAATCCATTTATAAAAATAGCATTATGTATTTTAGATGCGTAAAGAGTAAATTCAAGCTCGCCATATAATAGGGTATCAATAGGGATTATTACGCCTGAAACACCTTTATATGGCATATATATTGTTTTTTGGTTCTCAATGGATACATAATCTAATCGGGCTTTGTTATTCTCTTCGGAGGCGGGAAGTCTAAAAAAATAATTGGGATTTGCAGACCATGTAAATGGAGCCAATCCGTTAGCACTGCCATAATATTTATTACCGATCCGTAATTGGCAAGCAGCCAACGGCATGTACGTGCCCCGGCTATTGTCCCAAGGAATCAAATCCATATCCGCTATCGTCTTATAACTTCCAGATACAGCAAAGGCCCCTGATTCGTACACTGAGGACGCACCTTTAAAATCCATTATCTTTGTTAAGAGTTCCAGCCCGCCTATCATTGATAAGTCACCGACAGCACCCAAACACCTGGCTTGTATAACATTTGTAAACGAATAGTCTGAAATATCCGGCTTACCGTCCACTATTTTATAATTGCAGTACCTTTCCTGTATTCCTCCTATAAGTTTATGCGCATCATAAGCACGTAACTCTAAATCGTCATTGGTGATAACCGTATCGCCATCATACAGATACATGTTCCAGTTTTTCGGATAAAGAAACTGACGGTAACATTTTCTATCTTTATTCGTATTTAAACGTGACGAAAGAACTTTTGCATCTTCGTAACTCTCTTCCGGAAGTAAATTCCCAACCGGATAATTACTGTCTTTTACCGTTACTTTATTATAACCGCCCAAAATATCTAAGGTGTGCTCCGAACCGCTAAAATGAATGTCCTGCACGCTGAGAACATTCCCGGCTTCAAACGTATAGGATGAAAAGTCAGGTGTGTATTTATAGTAATTTCCGCGATGGTCTACATCCACAAAATACAATTCGCCTTTATAGTCAACGCAAGTCCAGTTAAAGAATTTGCATAGTTCTTCAATCACCTCTTTCAGATTCATTGGCTTATCGTCTTCGTCGAAGAAATTCTGTTCGCCAATTGTCATACTTTGCAAGACATTTGCGTTTGCATCATAATCCGCCGGACTTTTAGCGTAAACATGTGGTATGTATACGGCCGAATAGGAGCCGCGAGACTCTAAGACGCAACGGGTCAATAACTCCCACAAGCTAACGAACTCTTTGCTTCCTGCGCTCTTTTGTTTATAATCTGCGTATTCAAGCGTATTCATGGCAGATACACACTGTATTTCCAGATCGAACAGTGTTGCGGTATAATCTTGTGTATACAATTCCGGAGTAATAAAACCGGTCCAAACAATCGTATCACCCTGTTTGAGGTTAACGCGGTACTGCTGATATCCGGTCGAGTATAAACTTTGCAAGTAGTCATTTCCTACCACCTTGATAGTAGCCGTAGAAAATCGAATAGGAACATAAAGAAAGTTATCATCCGCAATCTCAATAGAGAAAGGAGCGTCACCGCTCCCTGTTAACTCAGCAACTCGCCCCGTATAGCCTTCTTTCTGAATTTCTACGATATAACTTTTATTTCGCCTTGATTTGAAAGGCAAAGTGTATATTGTTCCGTAAGTTGACATACTTATCTGATTTTATTTTTAATTCGACTTCGATTGTCGAGAACTAACTCTAAATCCTGTCCTCTTACCTTGAAGTTTCCTGTTACTTCAACTTTTTGGTCATTAGAGGACGGTGAAATCAATCCGGCAAGATGCCCGACCGATGGCGTAATATTCGGCCGACCAACATCCAGACCGGCGTACAATTTTGAGTTGAGTATTTTAAACAAATTCGCTTGCTGCGAACCATTCAAAATCATTTCACCACTGTTTAGCATCGCCGGAACCTTATCACCCGCAAACGAAATACCGGGTACTATTCCTCCTTTTGCAAACTTGGGGATACTTGCCATTGCGGCAACAACAGAGAGGGCAGCGCCAGCAGCAGCCATCCAACCAACAAAAGGAACTTTAGCTGCTGAACTTGCAGCTTCGGCTGCGGCTTCAGCGGTTTTTGCAGTTGTCAGTTTGTTGATCAAAGGAATTGCCTGACTGATTGAGGAAAGAACATTAGCTCCCCATTGCAAATATGCGCTGGCACTATCATTCGTTACGCCTGATAAGTTACCCATTACAGATCCTATCAGACCCAAAGATTCGGCGTACTCTTCGTTTAACTTAACATCATCTTTCTTTATTGGAGATTCAAATTTGGGTAGTTTAAAATCAGGGCTTTTATGATTTAATCCGAATTGATTACCCGGCCGGTTAATAGGTGGTTGTCCCTCTTTCTCTTTTCCATGCTCTTCTTCAAAAACAATCTTTCTAACCACTATTTTGATATTAACTTTTTTCTTCTCCAATTCGTTTATTGTAGTTTGAATAGCGGCACGAGCTTGCATCGTTGTTGCTGACATAAGTTCTTTATTAAGACGGGATATCTCAGCGTCATACCATGCAAGTGTATCCTTTAAGGGCTTTTTATCTTTGTCTTCTGGATCTTTCCCGCCTGCCTGCGTTGCTCTGTTTGCGGATTTTGTCATTGACTCGTAGGCCTGTTTGGCTGCAAAGGCTTCTGATCTTATGCCATATAATTTCTTTAACCATTCATCGCTCCCTTTAACAAGCATACCATTATATATTATAGCATCTTGATATTTTGCTATCATGGGAGCCATGGCCTTATTATACGATTCATAATCAAGCGTCTTTATCGTTGACCAGCTTCTATTCATGCCTGCCCCAGTCGCTACAGTCTCCACCTTTGTATATTTCTTACGTAATGCGGCTTCCACATTTTTAAAATATTGGTACTCTTTCTCCGCTCGTTTCTTCTCGGCATCCCCCATGGCGCTAACATCAAAACGGGAAATACGATCTACACTCACCATCGATACGTCGGCCGCACTTATTCCGGTGGATGCAGCAACAAGCGCCTGCACCGCTTCCGTAGATCGTCGGTCGAGTTGGTCTACAATTTCCCGTTGATCCTTTAAAACAGCATCCAGTCTCTTTTGGGCTTCATCTTTTTGAGCTCCTGTTGAATCTTTATCTTTTAGTATTGTTATTTGCTTCTGAAACTCCGCCTGATTTTTCATATTAAAATAGCCGTACGACATTTTTGTATTTCCAAGCTGATCCATCGCATTGTAAGCTTCACGAGCCTTCCGTATCGTTTCATCCAATCCATTAAAAAACGGTGTCCAGTCCCCCGAGCCAATCGAATAGAAAAAGTTGTCTACAGCCCCCTTTAGACCTTCAATCGTCCTATTGTATTCATCGCTTAGTGTTTGGCTGCTATTCATTAATTTATTGAATCCTTCATAAGCCCCCACCGCAACGCCAATTGTTCCGGCAAACTTCAACACACCGGCCCCTGCGGTTTTCGCTATATTGGAAATGTCATTCTGAAAACTGTTTACCGAACCCTTCGCCCGCTTCAGGTTTGCATCGAAAGCATCCGATTTCATTACCAGCCTTGTAATTATATCAGCCATGATTTATCTCTTTTTCGATTAGTTTTGCTTTTTCTCTTAATCTCTCCATTTCTGCATCCGTAACTGCCGTTTGTCTTTTCTCTTCCTTTTCATCCCATGGGAAACAAAGGACATCCGACGGTTCCAAATCCTTCGTACTGTTTGCCTGCGCAATGACATACGCAATGATCCGGGTTTGCTCCCAGCTTTCCCGATTACGCCTGCCCAGCCCCTCTAAAAAGCAACGGACTTCCGAGACCGTCATCCGGTCAAGGAAATAATCGGGCGCAATACCACCCTCGCCTACGACGCGGACGTAGAGTTCCCGGACACTATACGACTCTTCGGAACCGTCTTTTTTTTTATATCGGCACCTGTTTCCTGTTCAAGCTGTTCAAGCTGTTTGACGAAGAACTCCTTGAACGACGCAAAAAGAGACGGATCAGAATCGCACGCCTCAACAAATTCATCAAAAGACATAAGGAAGGTATCTTTGTTGTTCGCCAGAAGAACGGAGTAGAAAAGCAGGTATTCGTCCAACATCCGGCCGAACTCAAACTGTTTTCCCGTAAGATTCTCAAAAATAAAGAAAGCACGCAGCGTATATTTTAAAATGTAATCCCGTTTTTTTATAGTAATCGTCTTCATTGTAGTAAGTTATTGAGATTAAAGAAGCAAACAGGACGGGCTATCCGCCCCGTTTGCGTATTATCTGAACATCAGCCACGGGGCATCATCCGCCCACGCCCGGAGCCGGTGTCGAAGTAAGAGCCCCTGTTCCCTCAAATGTTGCCGAGAATGTAGCTTTATCACCATCCGGCGCATTAAGCTCCAGGCTGGTAACAAGAACTTTTCCCGAATAAAACGCTGCCGGAAGGGACCAGCCGCCCGAAGGAACCTCAGAAGCATCGGCATTTGCCGGGATACCGAATTTCGCCTCAACCGGCTGGCGCTTTAACATCAGGTCAACCAAGGTGTCATAACCGCTTATACCTTCATCGGCGCTGAATAAATTCTCACTCGAACCGTTCCAGGAGAGTTTTTTAATGTCCTTTTCCGTCCAAATACCGGAATCCTTGCTTTGCGTGTCGATCGTCTCTGCCGAAATCGACAATTTACAGGAGGTTGCCAATGCCAATGCCTTTCCATTGACGAACAACATGAAATCCTTGCCTAATACTGCTTTCGCTTTACTCATTTGTCATTCGTTTTAAAATTAAACACTATATTTACCGCATACGCGTCTATTTCCTGAAGATACTCCACATCTATGGATGATACCGTACAGTCATTTACCGTAAATCTGGCATATTCCGCCCGTACGCCCTCCAGTTCGTAACGGACCTCGTTTGCCATCTCAACCGTTTCCCCCGCTCCTTTGCCTACAACCGTTACCTGAACCTGCGTATTGTCCTGTCCCGCACCGTCCTTTGTGTAGTCAGGCTGAATGGACAAACCGCCATATACGATATAAGGATACTGGGAAACACCTTCAGGAA